TACTGGGAAGGGAGAATATCAGGCACTACATCAACATGACGCTATATTCTCTTTTGTTGTATGGCTTAAGATTCCTTCCTGTGCGACAGAAGAACAAGAATCAAAAGATGGTATGCACCCAGACGCAGGGGATTTTGTTCTTACCTATAATGATATCACTGGAAGTGTAAGAAAAGTAAATTGGAAATTAGAACAACAATATAATGAAGGACATATGTTGATCTTTCCTAGTGATCTGTTTCATGCGGTTTACCCCCACTACTTAACTGACGAGAAAAGATTATCAGTAGCTGGTGACATCGCAATCAACAGTATGGCTTTGAAAGGAATCAACGATCAGGGAATGTTGTTAGGCCCCTGTAATAGTCAGGAGTTTCTCAAAAAGAGCTCGTAAAAAAAGACTATATAATATAACACTATGGACAAATTGGTTTGACCGTGGTATACTTAAGAATGTAATTACAACATGTTATGGCAAAAGGATTTACAGTAAAAGCAAATGCCCCCAAAACTAAGAAGGTCGAAGACGACTTTAACTTAGAAGAGGCAAAGGCATTAGCTAAAGGTAAAGCAATAGTTTTCTGTCTGCCTGGTAGAGGAGTATCTTATATCTTTTTAAAGAACTTCGTTCAACTATGCTTCGACCTTGTTCAGAACGGATCTAGTATTCAGATCTCACAAGATTATTCATCAATGGTTAACTTTGCAAGATGCAAGTGCCTTGGTGCAAATGTATTAAGAGGCCCAGACCAGATTCCTTGGGATGGTAAATTAAAGTATGACTATCAACTATGGATTGACTCTGATATTGTATTCGATACAGAGAAGTTCTATCGTTTAGTATGGATGCAAAAGGATATTGCTGGTGGTTGGTACTGTACAGAAGATGGAAAAACCACATCTGTTGCACATTGGTTAGAAGAAGAGGACTTTGCTAAGAATGGTGGAGTGATGAATCACGAAACTATCGAGTCAATCTCTCGTAGACGCAAGCCTTTCACTGTTGATTACACTGGATTTGGTTGGTTGTTGATTAAAAATGGTGTATTCGAGCATAAAGAGATGAAATATCCTTGGTTTGCTCCCAAAATGCAAGTTTTTGAGTCTGGAGATGTACAAGATATGTGTGGAGAAGACGTATCTTTCTGTCTAGATGCAAAAGAAGCGGGTATGGAGATCTGGATTGATCCAAAAATCCGTGTTGGACATGAAAAAACGAGGATTATCTAATGACAACACCACAACCAATGGAAAATGTAAAGTACAAGGTCGTAGAATTAGGCACATCAGGCTGGTGTGTCAACGATCCGAAGCAAGATGTAGGTCTTGATAAGGAACAGGCAAGAGTTAGACTAAACTTTTACATGAATGAAGGGATCTCACCCGACAGATTAAGGGCTCAAATAGATAAATAAAAAGAAAACGGTTAAGAGATGGCAGATTCAGATCCAAAACTAGCTCCCCATAACGTAGAAAGTGCTGGTTTTAAGAGTGGCGAGGTAAAGGGACAGTATGATGTGAGCGCTCAAGCACGCAAAAAGGCTGCCGCTAACAGTAATTCTGGTCAATCTCCACTTGCTGCTGGATAAAAACCACAAAAAAACATTCAAAGACCTTGAGGTGATTCACCAAAAGGTCTTTTTTTGTGTCTAAATAGATTTGAATTAGTATATTTGCTCATAATGAAGTTAAAAAATACGCCATTTGGCGGTTTTAAAGATGGTTTTATCGAAAAACCAGAAGATGATGAGAAAATTTTGCGTGAAGTTGTTGGTGATGACGCTAATGATGAGAAAAGAAAACAAAATTTAAGTGAATAATGGCAAAAGTAGATCGTAAACTTGTCAATAAAACTCCTTTCAAAGATATCAGTTTGTCTTTTAGTCGCCATCCTGTGACAGATGACATTGGTGTCTTTGTAAATGAGGATGCAATTAAGCGATCTGTAACTAATTTGGTAAGAACAAGAGTCGGTGAAAGATTTTATCAGAAATTATTGGGTAGTCCTCTTGAGGATTCCCTATTTGAGCAACAAGATAGCGACACTGCCGCGGTTTTGGAAGACGATATACTGCTTTTACTTGAAAACTACGAACCTAGAATCAAAAATGTTGACGTAGTTTGCTCATATGACTTGGATTCAACTGATATGAACGTCAGAATTTCTTACATTATTGCTGGATTGCAGTTTCCTCAACAAAATATAGAATTTATTCTTCAATCAACTAGAGTATAATGTCATTTAACCAGTTTACAAACTTAGATTTCGCTGATCTAAGAAACCAAATTAAAGATTACCTCAGAGTAAACAGTGATTTTGCTGATTTTGACTTTGAAGGATCAAACTTTTCTACTCTAATTGATCTTTTAGCGTACAATAGTTACATTACTGCTTACAATACCAACATGGCAGTCAATGAGTGCTTCCTTGACAGTGCTACATTGCGTGAAAATGTGGTTTCTCTTGCTAGAAACATTGGTTACGTTCCCAGATCGACAAGATCTGCTCAAGCTATTGTTGATTTTAGTGTAGACTTAGGTGATAATGACACAAAAATTGTAACTTTGAAGGCTGGACAGGTTGCCGTTGGTAATCAAACAGGAAGTAACTACATTTTTTCTATTCCAGATGACTTTGTTGCGACAACTGGAGCAAATAATTTTGCAAATTTCAGTAGATTGAAAATTTATGAAGGAATTTACCTCCAAAAGCAATTCCAAATTGATTATTCTCAACCAAATCAGAGATTTATTCTTCCAAATGCGAATGTTGACACAACTTCTATCCGTGTTACCATTTCTTCCACCACAAATGAGACTTATACGCTCTACAATAACATTTTGAAGGTGGATTCGACCTCTAAATTGTTCCTAATTCAAGAAATTGAAGATGAACAATACGAAATTTTGTTTGGTGATGGAATTATTGGTAAAAAACCGCCAGCTGGGGGAGTAATTACTGTAACTTATATTGTAACTAACGGAAAATTGGGAAATGGAGCTAAAAATTTCTCATTTGTTGGTATTTTGAAAGATGATACTGATAGAACAATCACTGACGGCATCTCAATCCTCACAACTCAGCAAAAAGCTGATATGGGCGATAATATTGAAGATGTTAGTTCGATCAAATATCTAGCACCTCGTATATACTCGTCACAATACCGTGCAGTGACCGCCAATGACTACACAGGTATAATTCCATTCGTATATCCTAACGTTGAATCAGTGACCGCCTATGGTGGAGAAGAGTTAGATCCACCTGAGTATGGAAAAGTCTTTATTTCGATAAAACCGAAGAATGGTTCTTTCCTTTCACAAATCACAAAGGACGATATCTCTAGGCAACTTAAACAATATTCAATTGCTGGTATCAAACCAGAAATTATTGACTTAAAATACTTGTATGTAGAATTAGATACTTCTGTTTACTATAATACAAACGCAACATCAGATGCCACTGAATTACTTAGTTCTGTTACTAGAACATTGACAACATATTCTAACTCATCCGATATTAATGCTTTTGGTGGTAGATTTAAGTATAGTAAAATTGTAGGATTGATTGATGACTCTGCTAGAGGTGTTACTTCCAACATAACAAGAGTAAAAATGAGAAGAGATATCACTCCTGAGTTAAATACTTTTGCAACTTATGAACTTTGCTACGGAAATGCCTTTTACGAACAGCCAAATGGATACGGCGTACGATCCAGTGGATTTACAGTCAGTGGCATTGACGGAGTTTTATATTTGGGCGATATTCCTACTTCTGGGACAACTGTTGGAAAATTAGTATTCTTCAAACTTGTAAACAATATCCCACTAATCGTTAAGAATGATGCTGGAACTGTAGATTACCTTCACGGCGAGATTAATTTGGATGTGGTAAATATAACAGGTGCAATGTTGGAAAGTGGACTTATTGAAGTTGAAGCAATACCCGATTCCAACGACATCATCGCTCTGAAAGATTTGTATTTACAATTAGATGTTTCAAACAGCACAGTTAATGCTTTACCTGATGTTGTTTCCTCTGGAGAAAATACATCTGCAACATCATACGTCACAACTTCTAGTTACGCTAGCGAATCAATCTATACAAGATAAATGACCGATATCAAAAGAGTCAAAATCTCTCATGTGATAGAATCACAGATTCCTGAATTTCTCGTTCAGGAATCTCCTTTATTTGTCAAGTTTTTAGATCAGTATTATCAGTCTCAGGAACATCAATCTGGTTTGGCTGACTTGGCTAACAATTTACCTGAGTATAGAAAGATAGGTGCTTTCAATAATGAGAGTTTAGTTCCTTCTACAACTCTTACATTGAATGCTTATGCTGGTGACACCTCAATATCAGTAACATCTACCACTGGTTGGCCAGATACTTATGGTTTGTTGAAGATAGACAATGAGATTATCACATATACATCTAAAACCGCTACAGAGTTTCTTGGATGTGCTAGAGGATTCAGTGGCATCGATCAGATATCAAGAGAAGATGCTGCAGAGTATCTTAACTTTGCAGACACTGATGCTGAAGTTCATTTAACTGGTGCAACAGTAATAAATTTAAGTAATCTGTTTCTACAGACTTTCTTTACTAAGTTTAAAACAGAATTTCTTCCTGGCTTTGAAAATAGAAATTTTGTAAGTGGTACATCTGTTACCAACATACTTACAAGAGCAAAAGACTTCTATATGTCAAAGGGAACTGACTCTTCATATCAGATTCTCTTTAAATTATTGTATGGTGAGGATATTGAGATTCTCAAACCAATCGAGAATACGATTGTACCCTCAGATAACGTATATTTCAAAACTAAACACGTTCTTGTTGAAAATTTGTTTGGCGGACAACCATTAGAGACTGTAGGTAACTTCTTATATCAAGATATTGCTGGAATTGGAACTGCAAGTGCTTCGATTTACAATGTAGAGTATCGACCAATCAATCAAACTGATTTTTACGAGATATCACTTGACTCAACATCATTTGATGGGTCATTTCAAGTGCCTGGTAAAACTAAAGCTCTAGAAGAGACACCAACAACCGCTGAGACTCTAGTTGTTGACTCTACAGTAGGATTTGGACAAAGTGGTACTCTTTTAGTTAAGCCAAGAGTTGGTGAAAACTTCATAACACTAAGATATACCGATAAAACGATAAATCAGTTCTTAGGAGTCACTGGTATTACGACTTCTCTAGTTTTTGGTGCAGATATACTTGAAAATAAGTTAGCATACGCATATGCTGGATTTGGGCAAACATCTTTACTTCAATTCAGACTTGTAAACGTAATTGATGAAGTAGATACAAGTAAATCTACAAATATGCAAATTGGGGACAATCTCAAGTTGCTTTCTTTCGGTAAAGACTTAGGAGATAATCCAAAATTCAATAATTGGATATACAACATCCCATCAAGTCATGATATTTCAAATGTTAGTCAAGTAAACGTCAATACTTACAGAATTAACATATTTGACTCTTGTGTTTTCTATATTGACGAAATTTTAATTGTAAAAAATGATAATGGCGATTCATCTGAAATAAGGGTCAAAGAAATTGAATATGCGTCAACAAACGTAGAACAAATTTATTCAAATACCATAGTTGTTCAAGCAACTGGTGGTATTCCTGTAAATGCGTCTGTAATTACTAAAACTGTTACTAAAGCATCTCATAACTCTAATTACTTTACAGAAGTTTCTAATTTTCCTGTTGGTATTCAGAATAGTTACTTAGACAAGAATGAAGAGTTCTTCTATGTCACTTCAGCTGGTCTACCTAACTATCCTATCTTTGCCACAGATAATAAGGTCTTTGTAAAGACAAGCACAGTGGAAGCCACAGGGTCTGACGGCAATCCTCTCTTTGGTGGTGGGTTTACTTATACTATTCAGTCTTTTGACTCCACCAACGTCACTCTGGCGTCGCCACCACCTCTTCCACATAACTATGTAACTGGTGATAAGATTTATTGGGACAATACAACAAATAGTGGAATCAACACTGGTGTTTACTTTGTAACTGCAATCAACCAAACTGAATTTTATCTATCATTCAGTGGTGCTGACGTATTTGCTCAAAAGTATATTGGTGTTAGAGTAGGAACTACTGGTCAATTCATATACAAGTCTGGTTGGGAAAATAGGACTCTTAAGAATCAAAAAATAATTAGGAAGTATCCATTTAATAGAACTTCTAATTTATTTGATGATCCTAATAAGAGAAGGATAAACAATAGACCAATAGGTCT